CTCACAGTTCCACCATCTATTTTATATTCAATAGCACTATCGGGACCGGCACTTACCCAAGTTCCACCACTTGTAGTTGCGGATGCTCTCATTTGCCAATTATATTGGGGACCATTTCCTGTTCCCATTAGTGATAATGCAGTCAGAATGACAATAGCATCTAATCTATTGGGAGAAGATTTGAGACGAATAGAAAGAACTGGATAAAAAGTTCCTGCGGGTGATGGTAAATCTATCGGTGCTGTGATTGGTGTCTGCACTGCCTGTTGCAATCCACGCAATTCATAACCACCTTCCGAAACTACAGAAGAACAAACTTGTTTGAGTAGGCTTGAACTTGTAGTAATTCCAGTATTGGAAATCTCATACCTCAAAGGTAATGATGCTGTTGTCATATAAGTTGATTGGATGAGATTTGCGTGGTGGAATGAATGTGCATGAACAAACTTTCCATCAATTACAAATCCAACTCTTACTGTTCCAAGTCCCAGCCACTCAATATCCATCCAAAAGATTTGTGCTTTAGAAATATCTAAAGTAATTCCAGAAACACCAGTACCATCCAACTTATCAATATTCCACTCTGTTTGAGGTACTCTTGTTTCTGTTCCAGTTGATAGACTTCTTTCTACAAAACCTACTGATGTACTTCCAATTCCAGCAACTTCAAGATAGATTCCATTATCGGCACCAAAATATCCAACTCTTTGTCTCAAATTTTCCTTTGGGGAATTCATTACAAAGGTATTCAATACCAACAAAGATTTTCCGGGTTGATATGAGAATGTCTTTGTGGTTTCTCTAATAACCGAACAACCCACAGTAGTTCCAATACCTATGTTAATTAGGCCTTGTGTAGTTACAAATCCAACGGTAGAACCTGTACCTACAATCAAACTCTCCCAAAGATTATTGTCCCTATACCTATGAGAACTATCAAAGAGTGTTAATGGATTTGATACTCGTGTTCTTCCAAAAGCATCGGAATTTATACTAACCGGAAATCTATTAAGTTCATCTACAATTTTACCATCTCTGGTTGCAACACCATTAACCTCAAAAAGACTTCTCTCTTGATTTAGATAATCTTGTGTTGTTATATTCCAAATTGCCATAAATTAAATCCATTCTAATTTTGATGGATGATATCTTTTAGTGTCTTTAATATTAGTATTTTTCTCTATTATTGGATAAATTTGATGAACAATTGCTCCGGGGTATTCATTTTGCAATTGTTCACCTAAATCTTGTTTTGATGGAACTCCATTTTTTGATGTTAGTTCCATTCTATAAAGACTTCCATTCCAAAAAACATCCGCAATATACTCTTCACCTACAGATTGTGGTTCTGGTTGATTGGAATTAATGTAAAGATTCCCGTTAAAATCTCCAGAAATATTTACTGATTCTGAAATGAATTGTTTGAAAGATTTCATTCTTCCTCGGTTGTCTCTGTAGTTTGGTTGAACATAGAATTGGCAACTAAGGGACGAAATCCATCAATTTTTTCTGCAGATTTTGCAAAAAGTAGTTCCTTGATTTTATCGCTAATCTGAGAAGGAGATTCATCAGTAGCAATCATATCTAAAAGATCATCCATGTCTAATACCTAATAATTTTCTTTATTTATATCTCGCCACCCTTGGGCATTTCTACTGCTTTAGTGTTTGCTTGAGTTGTGGAAGCATTAATCTCTGGTTCCATTACCGGTTGTCCCAAATCCATTCCAGCAGGTCCTTGTGCCATTCCGGGATCCATGGGCATACCTGTCATTGGATCGATCGGAGCACTTGGATCTGGGATAATTCCATCCTCAATTTCTTTTTTGATAAGTTCATCTTGTTCTAAAATTTCAACATCAGTTTGTCTTAAAATCTTACGTCTTACGTAGTCCTGTGAGAAATACTTTCCAACATAAGGTTCTGCAATCTGAACCATACCCAGCCTTTCGTTCAACAACTCAGCATCTTTGAGTTCTGCAAAATGATTATCATATAGGAAATCGTATTGGATATGCTCATCCATCCGACGCCAATCTTCTGGCGTGATAATATTTTTGAGAATTAGTTGAGTTCTTAACATATCACTAAACATATATGAGAATCTCTTTCTCAATCTTGCAACAAATTTACTAAATTTAACTTCATCACGAAGAATTTCTGATGAACGACCAAGATTAAATCCACCTTCCCCGTCCATTCTTGATGGTGGAACATTTAGTGAACGATAAAGTTTTTTCTTAAAATATTCAATATCTGTAATTTCTCCAAGATTTTGTCCTCCTGGAAGAGTAGAGATTTCTGTTCCTCTACCACCTTCTCTTCTTGGAAGCCAAAAATCCTCAAGCATTGCCATAAACTTTTTATCATCCCGCACTTCGCCTGTATTGGCATCATACACAAGTTTATTGCGATATCGCATCATAACATCACGGAGATATTGTTCTGCCTTAACTTTAGGAAGATTACCAACATCAATATAAAAAATTCTTCTTTCTGGTGCGCGAGAAAGTCGATAAATTACCAAAGAATCCTCAATCATTCTAAGTTGATTGAGTGATTTAATTGCTTTGTGTAGATACGAAAGAGTTGATCCTTTATTTCTGTCAACAAGACCGGATGTACAATATGTAACAGAATCCTTAGTCATTTTAATTCCAGAGTTTGATCCACCCATAGTTCCGGGAGACGGAGTTCCTGTTGGGTAGGTCATTTTTGGTTCATAGATGAAATATTCTTCAATTTCAGGAAATTCATAATCCATTGGATTGTCAATATTTCGATTTGAAACTCTATACCTATCCGCTTCCTTTTTCTTTCCCTGCCTCACATAACGCATTTTCATTGCATCAATATACCTCAATTCCTGTATTCCTGCTTCAGGATTTTTAAGGTCAATTACTTTATGATAATAAAGTCTGCCATCAACGTACCAATTTCTATAGATTTCGTGAGATTTTTTATCAAAATCTAAAAGTTCTAAAATATGCTTAAATTCTTGCCTTATCTTCTTCTTGATTCCATCACTTGCATTTAAATTTTCCAAGTCAATTTGAACGGGACTATCATTAGTATCACTAACAATTGCTTCATTTACAATATCTTCAATAGCACTGTCACACTCTGGATGGAGTGCCATCTCTCTATATCTTTTAATTAAATCAAATTCAGTTCTATAAACACCCTCAATATCAACATATGATCCAAAAAAACCACTACTCAAATAATGGTCAACCCCGTCCTCCTTATTAGGGGGGACGGGGGAAACTGCATTAGATGATAATGGTTCATTATCTTCAATCGAAAAACCAAATAGTCTCGCCATAATTTATTTTTTTTATCTTTAACTTTATACTATTTATTACTCACCTATTTCCCCTTTTGCTGCTGGAGTCCAATATTGAACTTGGAAATCTACAGTAAATTCTTCAATTGTATCAGTAGATTCATAAGATAGATCAATAGCAGAAAGAGCTGTTGGGAATATACTATGAAACTTATAGATAGTTTCCGTTGGTTTCGTTGCACTAGTCAAAGATAGACCTTGACCTTCGCCTCCACCTTCTCCAGTATTTCTAATATTAGCAGCAGATCTTGTAAGTTGCTTCACATAAGCATCAACCATATAAGATCCAGGTTCTGTTGCACCACTAGCATCACCATATTGACCAATGAAGTTCATCCAATCTTCCATAACTCTTCTAATTGAAAAGTTTTCATCATTGATAACTGTTATAGTCCAATTATCAAAGGTTCTATCACCAGCAACTTTAAAGCTTCTACCTCTAAATGGAACATCAATCATTCCAAGGGTTGACGCGGGAAGTTGTGCTGCTTTACACAAGATTGAGAACTCGTCACCAAGAGTACCTCCTCCAGGAATAGATCCAGGAATTCTTACTTCAAATAAATTGGGGCGAGCGCCGCCGCCAATGAGAGTGGATTTAAACTTTTGGATAGTAGATTCTGCCATTTTTCAGTTCCTCCTTTTTTATTTTTGAGTAAAATCAAACAGTACCAACAACTTCTTCAAAACTTACGCCAGTTCTAACGGCAACAAATGTAAGTGTAATATAGTTAATAGACTTGGCGGGTTTCAGATAAATATCTGCTCTAAATTCATTGTTATCAATAACATCTGGAGTGTTATTTGAAGAATCGCAAACGACCAAGAATCCATAAAGTCCACGTTTTGCCTGAACATCACGAAGGTATGGTTCAACAATATTTCTGAAGTTTGCTCTTGTAATCTCATCATTCAACTCAAATAGTTGAG